TTCTTTATCGTGGTGGACTCGTCTACAATCATTAGAGTCTTGAATTTCTTGACGAAAAACTCCGCGACATCGACGCCCTTCTTGGTCGAGAACGCCTCGACGTTCATCAGCAATATCTTGAGTTCACTGGAATCTTCGTAAAGCTCCGTCAACTCCTTGCGCTTTGCCTTCGTCAGGCTGGGCTTCCAGAGGACCACTTTTCTGGGAATGCGCTCCGGGAGGTGCTTGGCAATCTCCGGCACCCAGTTCGGGATGACGCCGTTCGGGGCGCTTACCAGTGCAAATTGAATCCTGCCTTTTTCAAAATTAAAGGCCATCGTGTCGATGACGACTTTCGTTTTGCCGGTGCCCATATCCATGAGCAGCGCATAAACGGAGGTCTGACAACTCGCCACAAACGCCTCATGCTGATGGGCATAAGGCTTCGTGAAAAAAATGTAGTCTGAGATAAGATTGTTCTTGCAATCACCCATGAACTCACATATATAGGTTCCCGGTAGGTATGTCAACTACCTGAACAGTGAAACACGAAAGAGGAACCGCGATGAATGACTTGTTAGCCGAAATGGCCTCCGATGCTGGGGCCACATCCGACAGCATCAACAACCTTGATGACGGTAAACTTAGCGCGGTGTCGCGCCTCGCTCAAGAGGTAGACGCTCTTGAGCAACAGGTCGCAGCGACCGAAAAGCGACTCAAGGACGAAAAGCGTGAGTTGAGGGTTATCACCGACGAGCGTTTGCCAGAGGCGATGGAGGCGCTTGGATTCGAGAAACTGGTCCTGACCGATGGCGCACAGGTTGAAATCAAGGAAACTGTCTCCTTGACCATCAACAAGGCCGACCGACCGGAAGCTCACGAGTGGCTTGACGACAATGGCTACGGCGATATCACGAAATACATCGTCACTATTGTATGCGGTCGTGGCGATGATGAATTGCTGGAGCAAATCCGGACTCTTTGTGCAAAACTCGGAATCCCGTTCAAGGAAGAAACTAAAGTCGAGTCCGCAACATTACGAGGTTGGGGGCGTGAGATGGTCGCGGCAGGAGTTTCCTTGCCGTGGTTTTTCAATTTGTGGCACGGACATAGAGCCACCCTTCGGAGGAACAAATAATGGCAAAAGCAGTCGCGAAGAAAAACGGCAATGGCAAGAAGGTTGCCGTGATGGAAACGGACATGTTCGCAGAGGACGCGGGCATTGGAGTGGACGATCTGGGTTCCGAGGACCTCGCAATCCCTTTCCTCAAAGTCCTGCAGAAGATGTCTCCCGAACTGGATGACATCGAAAATGCCAAAGCGGGTGACCTCTTTAATACGGTCACCAAGGAAGTCGTGAAAGGCGGCGACGGCGTTCGCGTGGTAAACTGCGCGTATACCTTACAGCACATCGAGTGGGAGCCTCGCGGCACCGGGAGCGGCGCACCTCACGCCATCTATTCGGCGGGAGACGCCCTTCCCAAAACCGAGCGCGGCGACGACAACAAGGACTACGTCGTTGATGGAGGTGGTCGTTATCTCGAACGCACTGCACAGCACTACGTCCTTATTGTTGATGCGGACGGCATGACGCAGCAGGCGCTGCTGCCCATGAAGGCCACGCAACTCAAAAAGTCCAAGCAGTGGAACAGCGCCATCAAGACGTTGAAGATGAAGGATGCTAATGGTGACCTGTTCACCCCGGCGCGGTGGAGCCACATCTGGCACCTTGAGTCCGTTGGCGAGGAAAACAAGAACGGCTCTTGGCATGGCTGGCAGATCTCAAAGGATTCTCAGATCGAGGACCCGAACCTCTACGCCGAGGCCAAGCACTTTGCCCAGTCGATCATGGCTGGACAGGTGAAAGTCAAACACGTTCAGGAAGGGGATAGTCTCTCCGAAGACGACGTGCCGTTCTAGGATCACGGGGGGAGGAGGGATCCTCCCCTTTTTTCCGTTATGGATTCCACAGACAGATTTGCTCGCGTTTTCCGTGGCCTCGACCGCGCCTATGGTGCCGTCGATCTCACCAAAAAAGACGCCAACGGAAAGCAGCAGGGCATATACAAGATTGTCCGCGAACCACGGACCAAGGCCGTTTTCGAGGCCCACCTGAAGGGCGACGTGAGTATCGGCGTCGTGCCGATCAACGAGGAGAACACCTGCCTCTGGGGTGCTATCGATGTCGATATGTATCCCCTCGACCACCAAGAGATTGTCCAGCGCGTCCGGAAGCTTCAGTTTCCCTTGGTTGTCTGCCGCAGCAAATCGGGCGGTGGGCACCTCTTCCTATTCCTTACCGAAGCCGTTGATGCCGAAAAGCTGCAGCACAAGCTCAAGGAGCTTGCCAGCGAGCTTGGCTACGCCGCCAGCACCGAGATTTTTCCAAAGCAGATCAAGCTACTCGTAGAGCGCGGCGACACCGGCAACTTCCTCAACCTCCCCTACTTTGATTCCGAGGGTGGGTTGCGCTACGCCGTCAAGGAGGACGGCACCGCAGCCACGCTGGAAGAATTCCTCGACATGGCGGAAGCCGCCGCCGTCAACGAGGAAGCCCTCGACGCTCTGCTGTCCCAGCCCGTTGCACAGATGGACGAAAAGCTGCCGGATGGCCCACCATGCCTGCAGGCGCTTTTGCGACAGGGCTTTCCGGCAGGCACGAGAAACAACGGCCTCTTTAACTTGGGCGTCTACCTACGCAAGGCGCATCCCGACGACTGGGAAACGCGCATCCTTGAAGTCAACCAGAAGATCATGCAACCGCCGCTCGACCTCAAGGAGGTCAACCTCGTCGCCGAACAGATCAAGAAGAAGGACTACCAGTACAAATGCGCCGATCAGCCGATCATCAACTTCTGCAACAAGGATCTCTGCCGGTCACGCAAGCACGGCGTCGGGGGCGGTGCCAACACGCCGTCCGTCGCAAATCTGCGCAAGATGGACAGCGAACCACCGCTCTGGTTCCTCGACGTCAATGGAAGCCCGGTCGAACTCGACACCGAAGGCCTGCAACGCCAGCCCCGCTTCCAAGTGTTGTGCATGGACCAGATCAATTTCATGCCCCGGACGGTCACCCGCGCTGCTTGGGAAGCGCAGATCAACCTCCTCCTCTCGCAGATGCTTCAGACAGAAGGCGCGATCATCTCGACGCCGGAAGACACGAGCCTTAGAGGCCAGTTTTATGACCTCCTGGAAGAATTCACCACCCACATGCAGGCCGCGCTCGACAAGGAAGAGATCCTGCTTCGCCGCCCATGGACCAACGAGGATGATGGACGCACCTACTTCCGCCTCAAGGATTTCGAGGCCTTTCTCAAACGCAATAAGTTCTTCGACTACCGCTCCAATAAGATCGCCCAGCGCCTTCGCGATATCGGCGGACATGCCGAGCAGTTCCGCATCAAGGGGCGCACCGTCCGGTGCTGGTCGATCCCGGCCTTCGCCCAGATTGACGAGGAGTTTGGCACACGTTTCGATGAGGAGGACGTACCGTTTTGAGCACCAACTGGCCCCAGCTAATTCGAGAGCTTCGCAAGGAGCGCGGCTTCAGTCAGAAGAAGCTCGCGATCCGCGCAAAGATGTCTCAACGCACCCTCTGCGAATACGAGAACATCGAAACGCCCCACCAGCTTTCGGTGCAGAAGATCGAGAAGATCCTCGACGCACTGGGCTACGAACTCGATGTCCACATGAGGCGCGGAAATGTTTAGATATTTTGGACCCCCAGGCACCGGCAAAACGACCACGCTGCTCAACAAGGTGGACGAGTTACTGGCAGGCGGCATGTCCCCCACCAACATTGGCTACTTCTCGTTCACTCGAAAGGCGGCGCACGAGGCAAGAGACCGCGCCGTCGCACGTTTCAACCTCGATGCAGAGGAAGACTTCGTTTATTTCCGTACCCTGCACAGTCTCGCCTTTCTCCTCCTTGGCATGAACAGCGCAGCGGTCCTCACCGACAAGCACCTCAAGATGTTCTCCCAGAAAGTCGGCGTCGATCTCACGGCAACGGGGCTCGAACGCGTCGAGGAAGATGGCTTTGCCATGCTGCGCTCGAACCATCCGGTCATGCGCTGCATCGACCTTGCGCGGAACACGCTGCAGGGACCACGGCACTCCTATAACCTCGCAGACCTCGACATTCCTTTCTACGAGTTCGAGCATCTTTTCCATGAATATGACCGGTTCAAAAAGCTCAATGGACTCAAGGACTTCACCGACATGATGCTGGACTTGGCGGCACATGCAGGGTATATCCCGTACCTGCGCACCGTCTTTCTGGACGAGGCACAGGATCTAACGCCCCTTCAATGGAAGGTGGCAGAGCATCTAGGGGAGCGAAGCGACCAGATGTTCGTGGCAGGCGATGACGATCAAGGGATCTACCGCTGGAGTGGAGCGGACATCGACAAGTTTGTCATGCTCCCCGGCGCGTCCGAGGTCTTGTCGCAGTCCTACCGCGTCCCACGCTCCGTCCATCACGTCGCCACGTCCGTCGTCTCCCGCATAAGAAAGAGACAGCAGAAGGAATGGTCGCCGCGTACAGAGGAAGGATCGGTCACGCGCATCTACGATCCGCACGGCATCGAATTCAACGACAAGGAGTGGCTCGTCCTTGCACAGGCCAACTACATGCTGGACGAGATCGCCGCTTCCATGCGTTCGAGCGGACACTTCTTCGAACGGTTTAACAACCCGTCGCTGGGCAAGCGGGTCCGCTCCGCAATCGGAAGCTGGAATCATCTTCGGGGAAGCCCCGGCAACGAGATCTCCCTGAAGGACGCGCAAAACCTCTA